ATGCCTTTAAATCAGAGTAGAAATTATCTTACAAATTGTAGAGAAATTGCACTGCTAGGAGTAAAAAAAGGTAGTCCCACATTTAATTCAAGATATGATAGAGGAATATATGAATTTCCCATTCAAACCGGTAAGAAAGGTGAAAGACATCCAACTCAGAAAAGTTTGGCTTTATTTGAAGAACTGATAAAAAAGCACTCTAATGAGGGTGATCTTGTAATAGATCCATTTCTAGGAGGCGGAACTACAGCATTTGCTTGTAAAAAAACAAAAAGAAGATTCTCTGGGTGTGAAGTAGAGAAATCTTATTTTGATATTATTATAAAGAATCTAACCAAATAAGGTGTTGAAAAATCTAAATTTTATATTTTCACGCGACTTAAAATGAAACTGAAACTCTCCTATTCTTTTTGTTTCGCCACCTATAGTTCCTGTAACTGTGCTATAAAATTCGGCTAGCTGGCCTGGTTTTCGAGAATGTGGTCTTTCTTCATACATTTGTCTCGAAAATTCTATAGAATCGAATTTTGTAAAATCATATTTTTTATTTTCTAGCAGCTCAGCCTTAGGATTTTTACAACAATTAGATATAAGCATTAGATAATCACAACAGAATGTTTTATATTGCATATCGTTAAGAAATTTCCCGATATTATTTTGAATCCACGCCCATCTTACTTGATTAGCGTCTATTCTAGATAAATCTTTCGTCTTGTCATTTAACTCGTTGATTTTATCAAAACTTTTATAAGTTGGTTGACCGCCTTGTGGACAAATTTTTCCATCACTTTTTTTTAATGTTTTTAAAGACATTGTTTTTGTCTCGTTTTTTGAATCAAGAACCATAAAATCTGTAGGACCATTGTTTCCACCAACGTGTTCCATTGGCATAACATTTTCATCAAGTAATATATCTAAAACATTACTCTTAATCATATTGTTAGCTACTTCTGTATCCCAACGATGTGGTTCAATGGAGTTTTTAATGTCAAACAAAAGACAGATCACAAATTCACCTGTCATTCCAACTGTTTCATTGTTGATTTTTCTAGCCATTGTTTGTAACATATAATAATTATTATATATTATAAACTCTTCAATTTTCCTAATGATTTTCTAACATATCATCTTTCATTTCAAAAGTAATGCCTAGTTCTTTTTTGATAATTTTTTCTTGTTTTTGCTTATCTTCTATATCTTCTCCACCCATAACAGAGTGAACCATATCGTGCCACTCTTTCAATAAAACTTCATCTTTTAAATAATTTGGATGAGCTTTTTCCCATTCTTTTAGTTGTTTAATTTGCTTAATAGTAATATCTTGTATTGTAGAGTCTATTTTTTTATGTTGTGCATCTCTTTCCCAACTATTATTATCTTTTACATAAAACTGTAATCGTTTTTTATCACTACAATGGATCGGTCTTTCATTAGGTTTTAAATCCTTCAACTGTTTTACAAATATGTTACTAATACCTTTTGCATAACCGTGCTCTTTTGTATACTTTAAATCTTCTAGAGAGATTTTTAAATTGTCTAAGAAATCTTGTATATTAATAGCATCTTTACAATGATGATTTAAGTAAACATTGATAGACATTTTTTGATTATAAGTAGTATTTCCTAGTTTGGGAATCATTTTTTTTAAGTTATCGAAGTTATCTGCTGTTTTCTTTTGCACTTTCACAAGACTTGCCATCATCTCTTTTAATTCATCTACTTGACTATTAATATCTGTTGTAGGCGTTGTCTGTGTATTTTCTTCAAAAACTATATCTGGATGGGCAGTCCTTCTATGCTTAGATAATCCACTTCTGTATTTATATTTTTTATCGCATAATTCACATTTAAAAATATTTTTTTCGGTTTTTTTTGTTATCCTTTTGTTATCCATTGTGTTTTTTTGATGTTTGCGTGTGGATAAATGTCTGGTATAATCTTTTTTATCATTCGAACTAAAGTCACATTTTATACAAAAATATTTCTTCGGTTTTTTTTTCGGTTTTTTTTCCATTATATATGGATAACAAAAAAAACCGCTAAATTATTTTTATTAATTATTTTATCATTTTGGTCATTTTCAGTCACTACAAATGTAAGAATTTATTTTTCTAAAAATATTAAGATTTTACCATATTTTTTGTAAGTAACTTTTTTTTCGGTTTTTTTATGTTATCCTTGTTATCCATTTTAAAAGTCAGTAACGTTTTCATAATATCGAAATTTATAATATTATGAAAGGAAGGGTTGACACAGAAAAAATAAATCTTTCGGTTTTTTCTTCGGTTTTTTGTTATCCGCTAGGGTGAAATTGTATACACAACACTCAAATATATACATTTATCATAAGATCACAGAAAAAACTAAGAAAATTTACCTAGCGGATAACAAAAAAAACCGAAGAATTTTAAAATTCTTCAAATTTTTTCAAAAAATTTTTCCCTAGAGAAAATCCCTACATTAATTTGATAGTTTTATTTTTAGACCACTAGGCATTGTAGGTATTTTTGAAATTTTACGTTTTTTTCAAAACTTTTCTCAAAAACTTAAATTTGGACATTTTAAAAATGTCCAAAATCGAATATCTCAAAAAACTTTTGGAAAAAACTTCAAAAATTCAAAAATCAAATAATTACAGTTTTTGGTTCAGATCTTTCACTTTCTTCACTTGTATTATGCTGTAATATAATATTTTCTGGGACTATTTCTACCTTTTCTGGTAACATATCTCTAAGTTCTTCCATATATAAGCCATTCATTTTCTCGTTATATTGAATACCGTGACTTACGAATAATTCAAACAATTTATCTATATCTTTTAATTCGTTTTCAGTTAATTCACCCTTATTTAACATTACAATCTTTTTTAATTGTGCATATAATCTGTTATTTTGGATAGTTTGCCAACACCTTTCTTTTTCCATAACTTGTATTTTTGATCTGATTTCATCTAATTTAATTGAAACTCTTCTCTTTTTAAAGTTATCTATTTTAGAGTTTAATACACTTAATTTGTCTTGCTTTTCTTTAAAATAATTTGTAAAAATTTCTTTTTCTACCTGATTTTTTAAATGTATTCCATAATCTTCCACCATTTCTAGATCGCCCCAATCTCTTATTCGTTTAATATTTTTTTCTGAACAACAGCGACAAATAAACGGAACATTATCATTTGAAAATCTTTTCAAAATAAAATCTCGTGCGTGATTTTTTCCGGATTTCCACGCCAATACAATAAAGTAAACAAAAAAGTAAAAACATATCAATCCGTTTGCTAGAATTAAAATTACTATCAAAACATCTTCAAAAAATCCCAAATTATAACCGGAATCTACTGTTCCAAAAAACAACCCAGTGCTAAGTGTCATAACTAATGAAAGTAAACTGATACTTTCTAATTTATTACATATCATTCCATAGCTAGTGATTGTATCATATGGTCTAAGAAAAACGTGAATGAAAAATGAAATTTGAACAAGTAAACTTGCACCAATTATTTGATATCTAGGATGATTTCGTAAAAAAACTGACAAAAGGATAAGTCCTGCTTTTTTTCCCATTATAATAAACTCATAATACCAGCGCTTTTCTCTATATCCTAAAAACAAAAAAGATAAAGGTGTTGATCCGTCATATCTATTTTGCATATCAAACAGTCTATATCTGTATTTATAAAGTAAACGAAAACCTAAAAGAGGTATTCCAATTCCATATAATATTAATCCCAAATAACCAACTATTAAATAACTGTAATGTGTAGAATCATAACAAGTAACAGATACATCTTTTACTAAGTAATATTTTTCTCCTATTTTCTCACAATTCATTACTTCAAGAGTTTTTTCTACTATAGTTGGCCAGCTTAAAAATGTTCCTACAACAACAGCTGTTTTCTCCCACGCAATAAAAAACTCCATACAACTAGGCGAATTTGATAAATATATCTTTTTATCATTATTTGACATAGTTGCAGCTTTTTTTTTCTTTTTTTTACAGTAACACAATGATAAAATAAAAATTATAATAGTTGCCATTATAATGTAAACAAGTGGTAATGTTAAGTAAACTATAAATTTATTATAGTAATTCCATCCTATTACACAATCTGATGAATAAAAACTAACTCTAGGTGAAGAAAACTCTTTTGCTCTTTCAAATAAATATCTAATTAAAGTCGGCCAGTTGATTTGAAAAGAACTGGCTAATGAAAATACTTGAGCATAATTCATAAAAATTTTAACTACACCATTTACTTCTTCTTTTTTATTTGTTGATGGATTTGCTGTTTTTATTAAAAATATAATAATAATTATACAAACTACTGGTATCATTATAGTTAAACTCATTGTTCTACCAACATTTTCCGGACATTTTAAACATACTCCATCATCCTTAGACCAACCTCGTTCGCATACATCACACATAGGTCCTTTATGGCCTGGTTGACATAGATCATCAGTGCTATTTAATATTTTACCTCCTTTACACGCGAAATAATTTTTACATTTATAGATATTCAATGTTGTTTTTGATTCTCTCCAATAATGTGGTTGTAATGATAATGTCTCAATGGTTGATCCTTTTTTACAAATAAAATTATCCGGACAAGTTACGCAATTTGTTCCATTAAATTCTGTATTATATGTTCCAGATATACAAGAACATTTTGTTTTCTGAACATTTTCTTCTGAATTTTCAGGACAGTCACTACAAGCTAAACTACCCCTCTCTGATGCTATTTTACCGTTAGAACAATATTTGCAAGAATCTTCACCCATTAATTCGGAAAATTTACCAGGAACACATAATTCACAATTTCTAGATCCTGCCAATGAAATACTACCTGTTGAACACGGTTTGCATTCATTTATACTTACGGATCCAGTATTATAATTATATTGTCCTGCTTCACAATCAATACAGGTTGAATGATCTGTAGCACCATAAGTATCACTATATTTACCCGTATCACATAATTTACAATTATTCTCTGATTTAGATCCTTGTTCTTCACTGTATTTGCCTTGAGGACAGTTTTCACAACTTTCTATTAGATAACCCCCATTAATCTCTATATATTTTCCAGATGGACACGGTTGACACGTCGTAGGCAATAAATCATCATCTAATTCAACATATAATCCTGGTTCACAATAATTGCATATATTTTTACCTCTACTGGAATATTTACCAGTATCACATATTTCACATTCTATCCCCATATCAATATTTCTATATTTTCCAGAAGGGCATTCTTTACAATCTAATAGAGATGTTAAACCTGAGAATATATTATATTTTCCTCCAGGACACTGTATACAGTCATTGATTGTAATAACACCAGTTTTATTAGAATACTTACCCGCTTCACAATTTGCGCACATTGACTCAGTATGCATTCCTTCAGAGTCACTAAATTTACCTAAAGGGCAGTCGAGACAATCTATTTTGTGAATATCAGAAAACTTGCCTTTTGGGCAAATATTGCATTGATCTTGACCTTCTTTTGATACGTGTCCGTCATCACATATAATGCAATCTCTTAGCGTGTCTCTAAATTTTCCTTGCTCACACGGTAAACAAGAATAATTAGATGTGGCACCTTCAATTATTCCGATATGACCGTTTTTACAAAATTTACATTCATTTTCATTTACCAAACCTATTTCATCATTATATTTTCCTATAGGACATAAACTACATTCATCCTGAGATTGCAAACCAACTGTAAAACTATATCTTCCTTTTGGACAATCCATACATTTGATTTGAAGTTTAGACCATTTACCCTGAGGACACAATTCACAAGAATCACTTCCTTTAAAACTAATTTTTCCTGTTGGACAAGATAAACAGTTTTCTTTTGTATTTGAACCTTGAGTAATACTATAGGTTCCATTATTACACGCTTCACAAGAAAACGAACCTTCATTACTTGAAAAAAATCCATTAGGACAATTTATACAATTTATTGTATTACCTTGTTGTGTAAACTTACCAGGAATACATTTTATACATTTATCAACTTCTATTTGATTATTAGCATATCCTGGATCACAATTCTTACAATAATCGCCAATTTTATCAGAATATTTACCATAACCACAAGGTTCACAATATTTTCCTACTATACCTTTACCTATTGAACATCCATTAAGCTTTATTATAGCTATTTTTTTTTTGTAAGAAAGATGGTTACTAGATGCTATTAGTAAACCCCTGTCTAATATAATGGATGTTATATTGATATTATTATACCATTGAATATAAGAATAAGAATTTGAAGTAGTAAATTTTTCCTTAAATTCCAGAATTGTTTCATAATTTAATGATGTATCTCTCTGATTCAAACTCACTATTCCATTATTTCCCCACCTACTTGAAATGGGGAAATATATAAACCCTGTTTCATAATCAATATTTAGATTTGTTATTACACCCCATTCGGTAGGAAATTTTAAGAAATCGGTTTGACAACCTTCACTTAACTTTAGCTTATTAAAGTTTAGATCGTATTGATACAATTCGCTAGATAAAGAACCGGCGAGAATATAAATTTTATTGGATTTTAAATCTAATTTAATGTCACTCACATAGTTTATTCCATCAAGTGTAACAATTTCACTATTATTACCATTAATAGGTTTTGTATAATTAATAATCATTAGTTGTGCATCACTATATCCGGTATCTTCAAGAAAATATATTAGATTATCGCGAGTATTGAGAAAACTGTGACGTAATTCTCTTATCTGCGTAGAATAGCTATATGAATCCTGTCCATACATCATTGCCATATGTTCGTCATTTTTCATATAAGTTTTTTGAAATGCTGATTCCAATGTTATATTCGATGTATTCATTTGTAATTTGAAAATTCCTGTGTTACTAGTGCCAAAACTAAGCCATAAATAATCATCTATTAGTTGTGCTGTAGTTGGATGATTTATATATTTATATTGTTGGGTTTGCCACTGTGAAAAAGGAGGAATATTTTTAATATTTTTTAATAATGTTCTATCAATAAAAGTAAACTGATCTAAATCTATTCTTACGATCGAACTATCATAATTAAAACTAGAATCACAGTTATGAATATTTGATGCTATATAATAAAGTGTATTGTTTTTTGGATAAATACCACAAGATATAATATTATCGCTCCCCAAACCTCCAATAGCTGATGGGTATTCTGTTGTTGCTTTCCCTATTAAAAGTTTCTGTGTAATATTTCCTTGTGTAAAGTTGTATTTTAATAGTTCAACATATTTTTTACTTGTTCCACATAAATGTTGACTATTATAGCCATTTCTTCCGGGATTAGTTGAAGAAACAAAATAAAGACTTTCATTATTATAAACTGAACAACCAATCCCGGTATAAGGATAATGGGTTTTTTGAAGTATACTATTTTCTGGAATATCTATCCATTCATAAGAAAAGTTTTTATTAGATAAACGAGAAAAAGCTGTTACATTTTGCGCTAATAAAAGCAGCAACCACAAAAATTTTAACATTTTTAATATAAATATTAAATTGTTATATTTAACTTATTAATTGCATTTTACAATTAGCAAGTTATTGACTTGTTTTATCTTTTATTGTTTCAAACAGAGATGAATTGTAAATTAATCCTGTGGGTTTATATTTGTCTATACTTTTAAAGTTTTTTTTTGTATCTTTTTTTGTAATACTTAATTTTTGATTTTTTGGTTTATACATAAGATCATTAGGATTTTTTGGGGTTTTATCTTCTAAAGTTTTCTTTTTTACATTACCAAATCCATCTACAACAACGCCATATTTTTTCTTTATCTCTCTGCGTTCGTGCGCTGGAATATAATGTTGCCAGGAGATCCACAACAAATTTGGATGAGTATATTTTATATTGAATCCATTATCTTTTAATTTATCGATAAGAAATGCTGTGCAAGTTGCGATATCATATCTAGGAAATCCTAAAATAAATTCTGGAACAACAAAACAACAAAAACAGTTATTATGTTTTTGTCTAGAACAAGCTTTAATTTTTTTGTGAACGCGGTTTAAAACTTTAATATAAACCTCTGTTCTTTTTTCTTGACGGAATTTGGTTTCTTTATAAAGATCATCTAAATTAATCTTTTCATTGATTGTATCCATTAATTTTGTTCGAGAAAAAAACTATTAAAAAATAACGATACGATATATATATGATAAAAAATATTGTTTTGGCGGCAGGAGCCTATAAAGGTATTTATATATTAGGAGCTTTAAATTATCTATCAAAAATTAAGTATTATAATATAGAAAATATTGAAACAATTTATGGTGGTTCTGTAGGTGGTCTTATAGGTGCAATTTTATGTTTAAAGATAGATTGGGATGATATAAATACATACATAATAGAGAGACCGTGGAATAAAGTTTTAAAATTTGATGGAAGTTTTATTTTTTCAATGGTAACCCAAAAGGGTTTATTCGATGAACAAGTTTTCCACATATTTTTTAAGAATCTTTTGGAATCAAAAGGCTTAACTGTGGACGTAACATTAAAAGAGTTTTATGATTTTTGTAATATAGAACTATATTTACATACCGTTAATGTTAATACGTTAATAGTTAGAAAATTATCTTATAAAACAGATCCAAATATGAAATTGCTTGATGCTATTTATGCTTCCTGTTGTATGCCATTTGTTTTTCAACCTAAAATTATAGACGATATATATTATATTGATGGTGCTGTAAAAAACTGTTATCCTATAGATTTTTGCATACAAGATGGAAAAAAAGAAGAAGAAACGTTAGGAATAAAAATACGCGATTTAACAAAAAAAAATGAAATTACTGTAGGTGATAATTTATTTTCATATGGTTACTACTTATTTAATTCATTACTATGTGAATATAGAACAAAATGTGATATTAATATTAAAAATCAAATAATTATTCCTGCTAAACAAAGCACAATTGAAGTAGCTGTAAGTATTGTAAACAATAAGAAAACGAGACAAGAATTTTTAGAACTAGGAGAAAGATATGCTAAATTATTTTTCGAATATCAGAAAAATAAGTAATTAAGATTTAAAAATGTTATGGTTTTTAATACTGGTGACGAATTATAAATATATTTTCTTTTTTAATATATATATATATGAATCCCTTAATGTCAGCTATTAAACTTCTACCAGGTAATAAAAATAGTGGATTAGAATTTATAATTAGACAATTACAAGTTGTTATTATTTTTGCGTTTTTCTATTGGATGGCAGGACATTTTCATAAAAGATATCCAGCATATGATCCATTGTTAAAACCTAAAATTGGAGAGATTGAAAGTGAAAAAGAAAAGAAAGCGTTAAAAACAGATTTTGAACCCTGGAGTTTTGCTGAATGTTTTTATTTTAGTTTAGTTACACAAACAACAGTAGGATATGGTGATATGGTAGCACATACTCGCATATCTCGTATAATTAATGTTTTACAGTTACTAACTATTTATGGTGTATTAGCAGTCAGTTGGGTTTAAAGTGTTGTATTAATAAATTCTGTTAAAGACTTTTCATTTGGTTTAGCATCAAATTCGACAACTTGATCTCCTTTTATTAAAATGATTGTAGGGTATCCATCAATCTTTTTATCTCCTGTCAAACCGTGTTTTGCTTCAAAAGAACTCATAATTTGACCATCTTCTTCTTCCCCATTGATTTCTATAAAATCTAAAACGGTTCCATTTACTACTTTTTTATTAAACTTGTTTTTTACTTTTGACCATTCTTGCTTAGCAACCTTACTATGTGGACACCAATCTACGAAAAACAAATAAATTTCAGCTTGCGAAGCTTTTTCTTTTACAAACTCTTTATTTGGAACATATGCAGGTTGAATAGTAGGTGCAATATAATTAGAATAAACATAAATTGCAACAGTAATAAATGCAGCTAAAGCAATTATTATATACCAAAAATTTCTGCTAGTTGTCAATGTTTTCAATGAACTTAAATTAGGCATAGAGGGCATTATATATAAGTTTTATAAGATTAAAATTATTATTCTAACGAATTTATCTAAAGAAATATTCATAAATTTTATTACGATGTTCATAAGAAATTATAAAGGAAAAATAGTTTATTTTGATTCGACAAAATATTATGATGAAAAATCACTATACTCTGCTTTATGGAAAATAATGTATAATATAGAATTTGCTAAAATATCAAGCGATACTAAAAAAGAGCTAATTAATTTTATAGAATAATTTTTATTCTCTTTTAATTATAATATGCCCAAAACGCGTAAAAAATCAAAAAAAACAAAAAAGAAACAACGAGTATATACTCGAAAAAATTATGCGAGTAATGATGGTATGTTAACAAGTGTGTGGGGTCCTAGTTTGTGGCACGTATTACATTGTATGAGTTTTAACTATCCGGTTCATCCTACTGCATTACAGAAAAAAAAATATAGAGAATTTGTAGAAAATTTAGAATATGTTTTGCCTTGTGGACATTGTAGAAAAAATCTTAAAGGTAACTTTAAAGCGGTGCCACTTAATTCACAAGCCTTGAAAAATAGAAATAATTTTTCAAGATGGATGTATAAATTACACGAACAAGTAAATAAAATGTTAGGAAAAAAATCGGGTTTAAGTTACTGTGATGTTAGGGAAAGATATGAACATTTTAGATCAAGATGCACAGTGGAGATCCCAATGGGTAAAGAAATAAAAAAATTATTAGAAAAAAAGAAAAAGAAAAAAACAAGAAAAAAAAGAGAAAAAGGATGCACTGAACCATTGTATGGAAAAAAGTCTAAATGTGTTATTAAAATAGTTCCAAAAGATGATAGAGTTAAATCATTTCAAATGGATAAAAAGTGCATAAAAAAAAGATAATACTGTTTTATATAAATGGAAAAACAGTATTATACGTGGGAAGAAGTTTCATTGCACGACAATGAAGAAAGTATGTGGGTAGTTGCCGATAATAAAATTTATGATGTAACTAAGTTTTGGAAAAGACATCCAGGGGGCAGTTACTTAGTAAAATCTAAAGCAGCGACTGATGTTTCTAAACATAAAAAAATGCACTCAACAAGAGCTTTAAAAATGTGGAAAGAGTATCACATTGGATTTATCCAACAACAAACCACTAAATGTATGTGCTGATTAAGTAAATTGTGAGAAATCATTTAAAAATGGACGAGGTAATTTGGAATTTGTAGCAGCAGAATAGTTAGGAACCTTTTTACATTCAAAAGCAGGTTCAGGGCATCTTCCACAGGGAGGGCAAGGTGCACAAGGTTTAGGTCGTGGACAAGAACGGGTATCTGGGCATTTAGGACAAACTGGTGGGACTACTTCTGATTTTTTAATATATAAATCTTCTTCACCTGCGAGTATTTGAGATTTTGGGATTCCTCTGGGAAGGGCACTCTGTGCACCAGATGCATTTCCAAATGGGTCATAACTGCTACCGCTGTCTGACATTTGTATTTCATCTTCAGTTGTCACTTTTGATTCAAAAGATTCTTTTATTGTAAATCCTAAACTAGCAAGAATAAGAACACCTAATAAAAGAACAAACATAAGGGTTTTATCGAGTTTGATTTTCATTATATAGATTATAGTTGGAAAAAAATTTATCTAGATACTATATAATGCCTGCTTTAACTCACGGAAGAGTAAAAAATGGATTTAATGGTTATGCAACAAGAGTCAAATTACCAAATGGTGGTGTTAGTAATACACAGCCACTTAGGTTTAATGGGGGTCAACAACCAAAACGAAACTTTAAAGCTGAATACAATGCTCAAGTAAATGCGCCTAACGCACTTACTAATTCTATTGGCAGTAGCTTTACAACTAAAAGGGCCAACGCTAGACGTGCTGGAGATCCTGATAGAAAACTTTTGGGATTGCCTGAAGTTTCTTTTAGTGCACCGGGACAAGCGGGTAAGAAAAGAAAAGTGCCTCTATCCATCGGGAGACGGGCAAAGCCTGTGACAGGCCAGTTATTGGCGACCATTACAGTGGAAGAATTCCCAACCGGGCCGGGAACGTCCGACCCCCAAATTGTTGGTATAGATAGGGATCTAACCCTCGGCGGCGTTGTATATGGCTCTATTGTGCCTCCAGATATTAATGGCGTTCCAAATTCAGTATTTCTTTTGGTGTGTAGGGAGATTGGTGGTGCACGCGAGATTGCTGCCGCCCAAATTACAGGTTTCGCTCCCGCGGCTTCTAACTACCAGGTTAATGTTAAAATAACTAATGTTACTAATAATGAATCACAGATTTATCAAATGACAGTAGATGTATTAACTGATCCAGCTATTCCCAGAGCTAGTATTCCAGGTAAGGGGAATGCCGGATGGAATGGGACTATGTGGGCAGCTAATGACATAGTTACAGTAGAACTTGTTTAAATTAAATATATTATATAATATTTTTATTTACATATATTATATGAAATATGAATTTTTTAAATCACCCGTTCACGGAATAGGTTCTAGAGCCTGTATTAATATTTTAAAAGATGAAATCATATCCCGTGAACCCTTTCTAATAATTCCACAGACAAATAGTATTATTAAGGACTATTATTGGAGTATGAGCATAGTCGGAGGTCAGATTCCAAAAAGCTCTGTTCCTAATTATTTGTTAATACAAGGACTAGGAATGTGGGCAAATCATTCTTCAACGCCTAACATTCAAACGGTAAAGTTAAAAAAATATAATAGTTCTAGATTTATTGAATTTAAAGCCCTTAGGGATATAAAAAAAGGAGAAGAATTATTATTAGATTATGGATTATCCTATTTTTTAATGCGGAAAAAAAAGAAACAAAATAAAAGAGTCATCAAATCAATTTCGGGGAAAATATGGTAGTTTTAGTTTTATAAATATAAAATCTAATCTATATTTATAATGCCTACTTCAATTAGTCACTTAGGAGGACGTGCACGCGTCAACGAACCCGGTCGTTATAGGAAAAAGAACAACAAAAACCTTATGGCACAAGGTTTGCCCAGTTTTGTTGGAATGCCCCAACCTTTAAGAAATTTGATTGCAAAACGCGTAAAACCTAGTCAAGCGATCAAAAAGGTCCCAAAAGCTAACCCGACTTTCATTATTACGGTAGCTACCCCAGGAGGAAAATTTGCTAATCAGTTCTTTGGCATAGACTTGCAAGGAGCCCTTGCTCCACCATTTGGTAGTGTCTCACCCTCCTTATCAGGATTCCAACTAGCTGCCTCTTTTCCCTCGGGGAATATTATAGCGGTCTTCGTGCCTGGTGTTGCAGTCGGTTTGCCAGCCGGATCACCAGTTAATGTTAAAATAACCAATGTTACTAAGAGTGAGTCACAGACTTTTATAATGACCGCAAACACTACCACGGCCGGCATCGCTGCCGGGGCTGTTGATGCACCCTTCGACTTCTCGAATCCACCTGCTAAAACCCAGGCAACCTGGTCGGGGACAACATGGGATATAGGAGACACACTTAAACTAGAAATTCTATAATAATTTTCATTATTAAAATAATATTCTAAACTATATTTATAATGCCTACTTCAATTACTCACTTAGGAGGACGTGCACGCGTTCAAGAACCAGGTCGTTACAGAAAAGAGAACAATAAGAACCAAAAATCACAGGGTTTACCAAATCTTTTTGGCAAACCTAAATACTTACAATCTATTATTGCAAGACGCGTTAGAGGGGTATATGCTATTAAAATGTAAATTGAAATCGATTTAAAGTATCTATAAAATTTAAATCGATGTCCGAATTAGCTAGATTTAAAAATGAAGATTGTTTAGAAGTTGGAATAGATGAAGCAGGAAGAGGTCCATTGTTTGGTAGAGTATATGTAGGGGCTGCTATTTTAGCACCAGATGATTCATTTGAACATTCTCTTATGCGAGATAGTAAAAAATTATCAGAACGGAAACGTCTTATAGCATATGATCATATTAGGGAATATGCTATTGACTGGGCAACCTATTATCACGATGCACCAGTAATTGATGAAAAAAATATATTTCACGCAACATATGATGCTATGCACAAATGTCTAGATAAATTAAATGTAAAACCAGAGCATATTTTAGTTGATGGAAATTATTTTCCAATTTATTACCGCGATGATTACATACCATTTACCTGTGTTACAAAAGGAGATAATACATATACATCTATAGCAGCTGCGTCTATTCTAGCAAAAGTAGAACGTGATAAATATATTGAAAAAATTTGTGATAAAAATCCTGAGCTTGATGAATATTATGGATTAAAATCTAATAAAGGATATGGAACAAAAAAGCATATCGAAGGAATAAAAACTTATGGTATTTCTGAATGGCATAGGAAATCATTTGCTCCTTGCAAACGAGTTTAAAATAGAAAATTGAAACTAGACAAAACTTTTTTAATAGGAGCATAAAAAGCCTGAAACCAATAGTCTAATCGAAATGTCAACTACCCTAAATGGTCGCTCCTATGTTTTGTTCGTTAAAAACCAGAAAGATGGATGCTGGAAATCTTTAAAAAAGTTTATTGTATCTGATCACCGGGATAATGGTGTTTTTGGTCAATATATTAGGTCAAATATGTATCAAGAAAAGGTTCAAGATAAAAAAGAATACATTGAGTTTTTCGTTATGTCGTTTATAGATGAACCTCGAATGGTTCAAATTGTAAATTGTTTAAATAATACAAGTTATACTATCAAAAATATGATTGATACATATGATTTTTTAGAGGATATTTGGCACTTCCATATTGGTCCCATTAGTCAAAACCATAGTGATGAATGGATTGAAAGTTCAGCAAAATCAAGGTCTAATGCTGTGCTTAGGTTTAAACTAAGACTTCTTCGTGAAAAACGGACAGAGTTTGTTAGTGTTGAATCGGAAGAATGTAAGTTGCCAGAGTCACAATATAAAAACTGTGATCTTGTCAAACAGGAAATAGAAAACCTACAAGAAAAGATAGCTGAAGCTGAACAAAACAAATCAGATAATTTGAATCAGCTTGAACACGAACTTTTAGAACTTGAGACGCCGTGGGATTACTATTATCTGATCACCACACCAGAAATGGTAATAGCTTTTCCAAATCATACTTAGAGAAAAGACAACATAATGTAGTAGTATGAAAGCAATAATATTTGATGTAGAAACAACGGGCTTGCCAAAAATGCGTGATCCTCCTCTGGATGAATCAAAATGGTGGCCATATATAGTGCAAATAAGTTGGATGGTATTTGATACCGAAAGAGAGAAGGTAGAAAAAACAAGAGATTATATAATAAAGTTGGCCCCTCATATTTTTATTCCTCCGTCTGCTACAAAAATTCACGGAATAAATAGGACAGTTTCGGATAGTAAAGGAATAACTATAAAAAAGGCACTAAAATATTTTACAGCTGACTTAATGCGCAGTGATTTTTTGATTGCACATAATATTGATTTCGATTCATCTATCTTAAGTGCTGAGTATCATAGAAATAAATTGATAGATTGGATGGGTAGATGGCGTGGTAGAAAAATTTGCACAATGAAATTAGGAAATTCTATATGCAACATTAAATATATTCATCCAGTTACAGGAAAAAAATTAAAAAAATATCCAAAATTAGTTGAATTGCATAATCATTTGTTCAAATCTGTTCCTGAAAATTTACACAATTCTCTGATAGATGTATATGTTTGTTTTCGATGTTTTTATAAGTTGATTTATGAAAGTGATTATAATGAGAAAAATCCTGTATTTTCTAGACGATATAAGATTTTATCAAGTATTTAAAAACAATAAAAAATATATTCTTAATGTTGGAACATATTTTTTCCTTTTTTATACTTGTAATATTATTAATTTTATCTATTTGGGTTATGTATTTATATTATTTAGCTGTAAGACACGATTATAGAAATATTTACTGAGACATATTTACCAAAAGAGCATAAGGAAAACCAGGCTTGTTATATTCTTCTTGTGTTAAAAATACAATATTTCCTTTAGTAATTGGGTTTGGTAAGTAAGAAGCCATTTGTAAGTTTTTCTGAAATATAAGATTATTTCCAGCTCTGGCTACTCCTCTAACAGTAAGTAAAATACTTTTAAACTTGTTCCAATTAGCTTTCCAATAATCTTCATATTTCCATACAAGATCCCAATATGGAAAGTTAGCATTTTCATATGTTTGTTTATAAAGTCTGTTATTATACACATTTAATTCACCATTTTTAATTCTATTTAAATCATCAGTGCCAGGAACAACAATAAATTGTGGGGTCCTGCTATAATCTATATATTCTTTTGCAACTACATTAACGCCAATTGATTTCAATGATTTCGCCATATCAAGAACATCTTCCCAACAGGGTTTTGCAAATGGTGGTGCGGGTTTGTTCCCGTAAATTTGCATATTTGTGCGAACTGCTGTATCATATTTTCTAGGATCTTGTCTTAACATTGCTTTTGAAGTATTGGCTGTTGTTTTGGTATTGGCTATAGCATTTTGATATTGTCCTGTTGTCCAGGTTCCTTCTTGTGTCCATTTTGAACCAACCCAGGTATTGGGCCAGCTATTTTGATTTTGAGGATTAAGCTTTCCAGCGGCTTTACCTCCCATTAAATTATATAATCTCTGTGTGCATTCTTTAGGTCTAGGATTAAACCTAGGATTACAGGGATCAACATCTTCTCCATAACACGCTTTTGTATATGTTTCTGCTTCATTATAGTTTCTACTATCAGCTTTAGTTGAGAAAGTGTTCATATTTGCTTGCGCATCAGAAAAACTATGACTATTCCACCAACCAAATTCAGTAGCAGAGTTTAAACCGCTTTTAGCTATTTGGTTATTGACATTTCCAACACATCCTGAATTTCGCCATAAACTTTGAAGACAAGCGCCAGAGTGTGGTCCGGTCAATGCTTTTGGTGACATACAAGGAAATTCTTGTTTGAATTTTGCACATTCACCTGGAGGCACCAAACCAGGTTTAAATCCAGCCTCAGGTTGGACAAGATCTCTGCTAACACCATTTTTACATTTTTTCCAATCATCATTATATTTTGGCCAGGTTACCCTTCTTGCCTTAGGTATAATCTTACTATTCATTTTTTCTTCCCAATAACACCTCTGTCTTGCTGGAATAGGAGGTGATGTTCTTCTACAATGAGCGTGATGCATTAACCACGGTGACCATCCACCGTGTTGACTAAATTTGGTAGTTCCAGAAGGACATTGGGGATTTTGCCAAAACCAGTAATCACGTGTATAAGTGTAAGTTGTTCTTCCAGAAGAACCCTTAGGTGCTTCACATCTATTTTTTGTTGCATTTGCTCCTCCTTGACACCACATATTTGATTCTCCTCCTAAAGGTTTACAACTTCCTGTTTTCCATCTATAAACGGTATTTTCTGTAACATCTTTTGTATCTCCCATAACAAGAGCTTTATTGCTTGTTGGACACCATCCACAAATACTGGCTTCACCATTGGTTCCTCCACAATTCTTTACTTTTTCACATATTTTTTGTTCACGTATTTTTTCACAATAAAAGGCTGCTCTTTCGCCAGGTGGTGCCCACCCACTTTTTGGACATACGTCAGCTACAGGACCTGTTTGGTCACCGTATTGAAATTTATTTGTATACCAACAATAACCACAGTTATTATCTAATAAATCTTTACAGCTTGTAAGGGTTCTACATTTTTCAATCTTTTCTGCTATTTCACTTTTTGGAGAATTACCAGTAATTTTTTTATCTACTAATTCTTTTGAAATCTTAACACCTCCAACCATAGGTTCTTTTACTTGTAATTTTAAAAAGTTTGACGCCTTATCTTTTTCTCCATATTTTCTATAATCCCAATACATATCTTGTCTGTTAATATAATTCATTTCATTTCGTTTTATTGAATCACCACTCATTTTTCTTGCATTTGGATCGATCCATCCAGCTAATCTACCAGCCAATGCCATTGGAGACGAAGGTCCTCCGCTACGGATATTCCTCATAGAGATACATTTTCCAGGGATTCCAGGCTTAGATTCACAATCTTGCTTACAAGCATAATAGCCTGGAGGTTTTCCCGGATAACTTCGTTCAGCTAAAGCTTTTTGTGCTGGTGTTAATGTCGAACTATCATATGTCGCGTAAGTCATACCTGTGGTTGAACATCTCTGTTCGAAATCATTTTTTGGATCACTTTTATAATTAATTGTTGTAATTAATCCTTCTTTTGCTTTATATTTTAAATGAATTGTTATCCAGTATACTGATATTACTGTTAAAATTAATCCTAAAAGTAATAATTTCATATATATTTAATAAATATAAAATTATTTATTTGTCGATTTATACTTCTTTTTCAAAACACAAATTAGCGATTCCCCTTGAACCACCCTTTTTATAATAATACTTAGATGATGGATCTGTGCTTGTATAAGGACTGGCAGCACAACATAAAGTTCCACAAGAATCAAGTCCATAACCACTTCCTCTACACCTACAGGCAGCCGAACCTGGTTTAGCTTTATATCCTCGTGGTGGGGCAGCATTTGCCTTTAAATTGGCTATAGAACCGTACCCTCCTTCCATACCTATTTTTAGTTGTTCACCAGTTTTACAGGCGGCTCTTTCCCAATTACGAACAGAACCTGAACCAGCATAAGTATTTCCACATCCACTATCGTATCCTTTTTGACAGGCGTCTGCTAAATATTGTCCACCACTGCTTTTGTAAGGTCCTGTATTGTAAGTATATTGTTTACAGTTTTGCATCCAGCTCTGACCGCCCCAATCTACAGTTACACCGGGTTTAGAATAGTATTTAAATCCCCAACTCTGTTTTTGAGGAGTTATACTACAGTTTTGATAAGTAATGCAAGAATTTTTTAATGAATCACTTCTTCTTCCTGGGGCAGAAAAAGCCATAGCATTACAATTAGGATCTTCATCGCATTTAGCTTTACAAGCTGCTTCATTGCCAGCATTGTAAAATCTTTTATAACTTGAGTAACCTACACAATACTTGTTTCCCTCATCCTTGTATATAGGGGTTGTATAATTTTCATTTTGATACACAGCATTAGAACAACTCTGACCATATGGAATATTTCCTTGAGCACCTAAATTTTTACAATTATTGTAAGTTCCTTGACTTCCATAAGAGTCTCCCAACCAACATTGTGCTCTATCACGCGTGCCACCACCAACACCATTTTGATATTGAATTCCATAATATTTTTTATTTCTTCTTCTAGCTTCATCAGCGCATTGTTGTTTGGACATATCACCAACATATTGAGGCAAATCTCTTCCTCTACAATCTCTATAACAACCCTTATAATTAGCTGGATAACAAGGTTTATTTTCACAAGTCCTTTTTTCAACAAGTGAAGGACAAGGTTTTCCTCCTTCTTTTGGTGGATATTTAACTGAGCGACTACGTATTTGGATACCTTCTCCACATTTTTTACTACAAGGAGACCATCCTGTCCAATCACTAACAACACAGTCTTGTGGAGAAGGAAATCTCTCTAATAACCCTTCAATGATTCTTTTACAATTCAAATTACAACTTGATGGAGCATTATTACATCTTTTTATTACCTTTAAGTGATTAACGAGAACTAATCCACCAGCATCAACGGTAGAAGTTGCTTTCAATGCTTGTGGGCGAATTCCAGGCCATCCAAACCAATAACGCTGTGAATCCAAATCTTTTCCGTCATTTTTTAGGGTATATCTATCTAGGGCCCATTTACCTTTATAATCAGTCCACATAATAGAACATTTTTGACCCATTTTTTGAATCACGTATCCACGATGCCAGGCAGAAATGGAGCCTTCCTTCCAGTTTAATTGAACTAAATCACCTGGTTTAGGAGGAGGAGGTGGTGTCCAGTTTTTACCATAAACCATTTTCATTAGACCTGCTTGTTGTGTTGCATTGCCGCTGATCGCCGTATTAGCTAATTGTTTTGTAATATTTACAATATCCGATTTTGAATTATCAGAATTAAATTCATAACAGCAGTGAGCTGAACCTTTATTATTGGGATTTGTAGACCAGGTTCTCCAACCATTGCTTCTACCGCCACAGTAACCTCTGGTATATCTAAGAGCTGGATTGTTATTTCTAGCATCATACCAGGCTACTCCTGAAACCATAGGATATCCTCGTATCCCGTCTGCTGTCCATCCAGCACTACAAATATTTTTATCCATAATTTCATCTTTATTGCATAAACGTCCCCCTTCTTTTCTACAAGCTTCTTTTGCTTCATCTAATGTGTATATGTATCCACCTAATGTATTTTTGTAGGGCGATTCACCTGTTCTGAAATATCCTGCTTTTGATGGAAGACCTGTTCCTGAATCTTGACCTCCCCCTTGTTTCCATAATTTATCCATGCATTGAGGTGGTCTAGGTTTAAATTGAGGATTGCAAGGATCGGGTTTTTTACCGTAACACATCAACCCACCTTTTACAGCTATTGCATAGTTATTACTACGCGTATACGCTTTCCAGGCTTTCATATCGGAAAGAACAGCTGGATAACCTCTAGTATTCCAAAAACCATTCTTAGCATAGCTCATCCAATCTATTGTTCGTCTATCTTTACCAATGGCTGTTTTCCATAGCTTGCTTAAACAAGCAGGCGAATGAGGACCAGAGAAAGCAGTGGGTGTTAAACAAGGATGGTCTTTCATAAACTTTTGACACTCTTTTGCTCCTAATATACCATAACCAGCATTATTGCAAATATCTTTTGAATATTTTGGAACTTTTTTATTTCCTACTTGTTTGAATGGCATCGCACGTCCGGATGTTGGACACCACGCACATATTTCTGCTGCTTCGCCTGTTAAATCGCCACAGCTTTTTACTTCTTTACAGAGAGCTTCTTCTTTCATTTGTTGACATTTATTTGGATCGGTTGTCCACGCATTGGCTGGACATACATCGGCAGCAGGTGCTCCTGATCCTCCGTATTTAAACTCTTTTGTATAAATACAATATCCACAGTCACCATTATTTAATTGACTACATTTTGTAATTTCCTTACAACTATTTACTTTTTCTCCCATTGTTCCCTTAGGAATAGCCAAATCTACTTTCACATTTTCAAATTTGGCATCCCTCATCTTCATATAATTATCTGTTTTTGTTAAATCATTTTGGATTTTGATAAAATCAACTGTTGATGGTTTTCCGGCCGGAACATTAGTAGCATCAGGGTCACCAGCTTTTGCAAGTGCAGAAAATAAATTCCTTGATTGAGTCATATATGTATTCTCTCCATCAGTCATATTTTCTTGTATTTTTTTCCTATAAGCAAAAAATGTTACTACTGCTATTAATATTAATCCTAAAATGAATAATTTCATATATATTTAACCAATATAAAATTATTCATTAATTGAATTTTACAACAATTTCTATATGTTCTTTTTTAACAGTTTTAGATGCTGATACAGATAATTCTTCTCGCTTTTTTCTTGTATTTTTTGCTTTCTTTTTTCTGTTTTTTGAAGTGCTATTTCGTTTATTCATATCCTGATTGATAGTTTTGAAATTCTTCTTTATATATTCAATTATACCATATTCTAAAGCCCATCTAAAAAAATTAAGTTGTCCAATGGTGGTTTGTATATAACTATCATTTTTGTAAGGAATATTAATTCTCTCCCATCTACAAAATGGATCAAATCTTTTTTTAGAATATGCTTTTAGTTTAAGTTTATAGTCTACATAAACTTTTGTTCTAATAATCTTATCTTCCTTAATATGTTCGATGACTGTAAAGTTTTTTTTAGAGTAATTGGTAGCAAACCAATCAATCAATCTTAGAGAGATTTGAGATTCTCCGTTTATAATTGATAAAATTTTATCCAAATTATTGTTCTTATTATAAAATTCCATAAGATTTTTCATTAAGAGATCATTTTGTGTAGAATATAGTTTACTCATATATTTGTATATTTTATAAGCTATTTAAATACTAATTTATGTTAAAGAAATTTTTTTACGAAAATTACTGTCTTTTGGTATCAAAAATTCGTTTTGTGCGGTTAAATCATTAATATAATTATTTCCATTCAAGTAGGGATTAATATTTTTTTGAATTACCCATTCTCTATTAGATATTCTTTCACAACATTCTTCTCTTTTGTTTTTAATATTATCTATTTCAGGTGTGGTTATAGTATTTTTTATTTCTAGTGGCTTTTCTACTGGGACTTCTCTTTTTGTTTTTGTAGGTTTTTCATTTCTTGTCCATTTCCAGTAAATATAATCCATTTAATGTAAAATACTATAATTAATTCTCAGAATGAACTTGTAAGATTTGATAGTAAATATATAATCCGTAAAAGTTCTTAGATACAATATCTAATAAATTATAACTTATATTTTTAAGGTTAGGAGGAGCCATTGCCGCAACACCATATAAACCCCATACTCCTAATAAAAATTTGTAAAGTTTTTCACCCAAAATCGATTTATTGGCGTAATTGTAATAAATTAAACTAAAGGCTTTCCCAAAGAAAAAGAATCCAATCGGAATAGAAACGGATTTGGAGATTACATTTATTTCCCCTAGATAACCAAATAACAACATACCTAAATTGTAGGCACATATTTGTATTATAAGATCTCGATTTTCCTGGAAAAATTTACTTGTTGTCACTGGTTCTGACTTTAATTTATTTTGTTCTTTATGTTCTTGATATTTCATAAACATAATTGTTGATATCAACATTGTTGGGGTAGTAATAACCCAATCCATATATCTTCTTGACGCCATAACATTAACATTAACAGCGGCATAAGCAATCCAGATATAAAATGTTGCTTCAATAAACTGAACAATTGTTTCAAGACCTAGAATATCAGTCAAAATCGCATCTTTTTTTGGCAAGGTTAAAAATAAACCGTGCAATGAAACAATCCCCGTAACTATTTGCACAATTAAAGAAAACCAAACAGTATTTTTTACCATCATTTTACTAGCTAACATTTATATATTATAGATATTAAAACTTTTTAATAATCTTCATCTGTTTGGTAAATTTAAACTTATCAGAATCTGTTCTTCTGCGCTTTAAATTACATTTCAAACAAGCAATAACAACATTATCATTATTATGACCTTTATCATTATCAATTCTATCTAGAGTCCATTGTGTTTCTTCACGAGGTTTATCATACATCAAAAGCATATTACATTTGCAATAGTAACAAGTTAATTTGGACAAAACCAATTTTTCTTTTAGTTGATCCATAGAGATAAAGTTATCTTTATCTAAAAGTTTTTTATCTATATCTTGAGTTCTGTATCCTTTATGTTTTCTGTTTAGCTCAGATAAAATGCTTTTACAACCATCAAATGATTCATCTAAATAAATTTTGTTTAACATATTGATTTGATGTTTTTTATCTAATAGTTTATCTGCGTGTTTCCAGTCTTCAGCGACCTTTCTTGTTTTTTTTTCTGCTTTACCTAAAGCATCAGTATTTCTTTTTCCGAAAATGGTCACTACTTTTTTCATAATATATATTGGAAAAAAGACATTAGGATTATCTGCAATATATATATATATGAGTGATGATTGCCACGAACTGAAAAATATAAAATATCAGACGATGCTTTTAAATAGTAATGTCAACATAGTTCCTAAAAAAGAGCAATCAACTGTAAATATGGAATCATTTATGGAACAAGATAAACTAAAAAAGAAAAAAAAGACGTGGAGTAAATTGGATAATGGTGTAAGAATAAAAAAGCTTAGTCAATTTGCAATTGATTATTCAGAAAAAAATCAATTAACAAAAAAACAATCATTGAATTTAAAATCATTTTTATTGAAGGCGTTAGATAGAAAGAAACTTCATAAAACAAAAGAGGTAAGCTTTAATGTAGAAAAGCAAAAAATTATAGATATTCCTGGTTTAAACTATAACAAGGAAAGGAAAAAATTTACATTAAAAAGACAGGATGGTAAAACATCATTCAATACACGACTTGCACCTAAGACTATTAAAAACAAGAATAAGAAGAAAAACAAATCAAGAGGCAAGAAAACACAAAAAACAAAAATTGATATACATTTAAAAGAATAATACTGTATTAATATATGATACTCAGTATTAATCAACTACCTCCGTTAAAAGATGTCATAGATACAATTAAATATACTGATGTGAATGAAAGTAAGGATAGGATTGATTTAATTGAGTCTCTACAGATCTTTATTCACGAGATTTTAGAAAAAAATCCTCGTATGTATGAAAAATATGATTTTGATGATGAACTTTATGATTGTGTTTATGATACATTTTCGTGTAGCTTTTTAAATGAAATGGATATATTTTCGAAATTTGATTTGAGTGATTTAATTAGCGAAGCAATGGATATGTATTTCTGTCTTCATAAACCTAGATCTTATCCAAATACATTTTATCCTTTAAACGCAGACTATAAAGAACTAGAAAGAAATATCAAAAAAAATATGAAAAAAGAGCAACCAGAACAAAAAACAAAAGAGTGGTATGAGTTCAGACACGGGATGTTAACAGCAAGTAGTATTTGGAAGTGTCTCTCTAGTGAAGGAATAAGAAATAATTTAATATATCAAAAATGTTTACCGAGTGATAAAAATTCAAAACGAGGAGTAAATATTAATTCTGCAATGCATTGGGGTCATAAATATGAACCGTTATCAATAAAATTATATGAAGAAGAACACGGAACCGAAATAGCTGAAGTAGGATGTGTTCAACACGATACAATACCATTTTTGGGTGCTTCTCCTGATGGGATAAATATAAAAAAAAATCATCCGTTATATGGGAGGGCGTTGGAAATAAAAAATCCTGTTAGTCGTGAATTATCAGGAGTGCCTAAATTCGATTATTGGGTTCAAATGCAACTACAAATGGAAGTTTGGAATTTTGAAGAAGTTGATTTTCTTGAAACAGTTTTTAAAGAATATGACTGCGAAGAAGATTTCATTAAAGATGGCA